AACTATTTTGCTTCTGTTGCAACTCTGCTATCCTGCTCATTATAACTGCTACATCTTTTATACTCAGCTCTTTTATTAATTGCTTTGGTATATCTGATAAAGCTGCTATTGTTTCCTCTGCTTCCTTTGTCTTACTTCCTGTTTCAAGATCTATAAGTTTTAGCCATTTCTCAAGCGTTACATCTGCCCATTTACTTATTATCTTGAAGTCTTTTGTCTTGTCATCCTTCTTAATCTTGACGTGCATATAATATAATAGAAAAAGTTAATATTTAGTTTACTGTACGAAATACTTTCCAAAATTACCATCTATTTCATAATACATTCTCATTGCTAAAGCATCTGAGTAATCAGGAGAACGTCCTAGTATTCCCTTGACTGTATCCTTTTGTATTATCTGTAGCTTGTTATCTTTATCAGCATCTTTTGTTCTTACCTGCTCACACTCTTCAATGATGTAATTCTTTACATTAACATCAGAACAGCTTATACCTATCTGCCCTTTATTAATTAAATCAGCTAATTTATAATAGCACTGAGTCTTTAAGTTTTGATAGTTCTCATTTTTTAAAGCTCTGGAGTTATTTACAAAACCTTTGCATCTTAGATAATCTTTAACACCCCCACCAACACCATCTTCATCAACTATGATATTAGTTAGATTCACTTGGTTCTCTTGTTGTAGCTTCTTAATTTCATCCACAACATCATTTACAGCGCTTTTAAGCAACGTTCTCACATATCTAAGGTGTAACCCTTGCCAAAGCATTATAACTGTCTTATCAGCCCCAAAACGCGCTACATCACAAGTTATGTATTTATCACCTTCAATTCCTTGTTGATTGAACAGACTAAGGATTGCGTCATATTCTATTAAGCTGTCATTAGTAACATCATATTCCCAATTACCATAGAGTAGTCTCTGTTTGCTTAGTTCATCTAATTCAAATAACTGCTTTTCATAATGCTTTGATATATAGGTATTATCACCTACTAAGGACTGTATAAACTTTCTGTAAGGTTTTATAGTATTATCTTTTGCAGGTCTATAGTATTCTGAGTATACCCAATTCTTAGCAGGGTTGCAAGTCATTAGCATTTTAGGAATAAGCCCATTTTCATCTAGCTTATATCTTAACCTAGAAGCTACTATATTCTTTGCCTTTTCTGTTATCTGATTAGCCTCGTCTATGAAGGCAGAAGTAATCTCAAGTGACCCAAGTGAATCGAAATTTCTATCTGATGGATATAAGAACAAATCTTTAAGTATTATCTCAGAACCATTGTAAAAGGTTATCACATTACTAGAGCCATTAAAGGTGTAGTCATCAATAGCCTTTAGATTCCAAGCTGTACATACTTCAAAGAAAGTGTTTAGGGTTGTCTTTTTTAGAGCATCAAGTTTTGATCGCCCCATTAAATACCTAGTCTTAGGATATTGAAGAGCCATTAAGATTAAGTAACTTACACCTACCCAAGATTTACCACCTCCTGCTGCACCTCCAAATAATACTTCTTTTGTCTTATTGTCAAATAAGTATTTGAGGCATTCTTTTTGAGTCTTAGTAAATTCAGGATTAATCTCCAAGATTGATGTTGATTTTAATCTTATCATCTCCAGATGTTAGATCTACCTTATTAGTTTCATTCCAGCCTAGCTGTGTCTTTGCTCCATGCAATACTACTGATGGTACTTTATCTTTTATACATTCATAATACTTTGACTTAATAAAGTCTTTAGCTATAACATCAACTTCTTTAACTTTTTGAGCAAATTCTTCATCTTCTTTTAACCACTTGTAGAAGTTAGTTCTTGATAAATCACAAGACTTTAGTGCTGTTGTTATTACTCCTAGACTTGACTCTAGTGCTTTTAATAATCTTTCTTTGTTGATCTTTGTTCTATTCTGTTCCATTTTTTCTGATTGGTTCGTTAGTAAATGGTGTATCCTCTTTATAAGTATCCCAAGCTATATTGCTTCTTTTACCTTGTATTAATTTAGGTGATAAATGTTTGTTATTTATTTTATGATGTATTCTACCACCATTTCTTTTTTGTTTTTCTGCGTGACAAAGACTAGGGAATTGTATAGGTACTATTAAAGATTTATTTAATAATTTACATTCATTATAAAGGTCAGTAAGCCCACCACTTGCAGTTGCTGATGATGTTTGCTTTAAAACTAAACCACTAGCCAAAGATCCAGTAAAAAAACCTTCATTCATTACACCAACAAATTGACTTGTGTCATTATCTTGCACTCCTCTCTCTCCTCTATATATAAATCTAGTATCAATAAAAGTTGTATTCATTACTTTGTTTCTTAATATCTTAGTGTTTGTTCTTGCAAACATATCACCTGTTTGGCTTAATCCAAAAACACCTATCTTTTGTCTTTGCATGAATTCCTTTATAGAATTATATACTAAATTTAATTCGTCTATAGTAGCCATTCTTCTGTATACGCCATAAGGTCTAATCTCAAATCCTGTTGTGTCATCATCCATTACTAAATAAAACTCTATGCCTTCTTTTTTAGCTATATCATAAAACATATTTCTAGCCTGACCAGCTGATCTTCTTGATTTACTTGGTCTATGTATGTAATCATATCTTCTCCTTGATTCTTCCATGTTAAAAATATGTAAATTGCATCCTAATTTATTTACTTCCTCTTTGTATATTAAATTGTCTTCAGCTTCATCATCTATAATAATATGTATCTTTTTTGCTTCATATCCTTTTTGAACTAAAAATTTTGCAGTTTTAATATTAGTAGCTCTATGATAACTTGGTATAAATACTTCTAACATTAGAAATGGATTGAGTAATCTATAGTTTCACTTTTAGGATCAAGATTAGTTATACCAAGTATTTTAATTAAATCATCATTAACAAAACCATTTACCCCATTATCTGTTAAAACTAATCTAAGTCTTTCAATAGCTTTTTGCTCTTCTTCTGATGCGTTGTATTGATAATAACTAGCTACATTTTCAAAATCTATTTTAATAAATCTATAGGCAAAAACTTTTAATACATCTTTTTGTTCTTCTGTTAAATCATATTCATTTAATGCATCTATTTTATCATTACATTTTTTTATGTCTATACAATCATTTAACTTAATTTTTGGTTTATTTTTAGGCTCATAATAAACAGGCTCATATTTTAAGCCAGATAATAATTCAGTATTCTTTACAGTTGGAATATTAACACCCCAATTTTCTAAATCTTCTACATCCCATTCATTAGCTAACATATCCCATTCCCACTCTCCAAAGTTTACATTGTCTTTTACTACAAACTCATCTTTCTGTTCTTTTGTCCAACCCTCTGCTATATCAACCCACACTTCTTTAAGTCCTGCATCCTTACTAGCTTTTAATCTCATATTACCACCAAGCACCATCATGTCTTCATCAACTACTATTGGTCTTTTTTCTAACATCTCAGGAAACTCCTTAATAGACTTAACTAACTTTTTAAATTTATCATTCTTAATTATTCTAGGATTGTTAGGGTTTCCCTTAATCTTATAGAGCTTAACTTGTTGTTTCATAGTATATAATAGAAATAATGTTTATTTATTTAATCAAATGGTTCATTCACTCCTCTTTCGCCGCATAGCTTTTCTTTGGCACCATCCCAAAGCTTATCACGTTTAGAGCTTAAACTAGGTTCTGTTCTTATAAGATTAGGCATTCCTTCTTCTGGTTCTGACTCCATCCATTCACCACAGCATTCACAGATAGCATTTATGGTTCTCCATCTACCATCTCTTAATGCAATTGTAGCTTTACCTATTTCTTCTTTATGTCCGCAGATGCATTTATATAGTGTCATTGTGCTAGTCCTCCTGTTTTAGTATCACTTTTTTTATAAAGCTTATCTAATTCAAAGTGTAGGTGGTTTATAGCTTTCTGTATATCTTGTTCTGCTGGATTGCCTTCTTTCTTTCCCGCACGCAAAAGATAGGAGCAAGCTGTACCTACATTGTAAGATAAGTTAAAGTCTTCAACTACTTTACGAGCTGAATATCCATACTTAGTTCCTGAATAGTAACTTGGTTCTGTTGTTGTTTTGTAATCTATTGGCATAATTTTATTTTTCTAATAGTTTTAATAATTGTTCACTTGTGTAGATTCTATCATCACCTGAATAGTTTTCGTATATGCAAGTGAAGTTATCATCTTTCCAAGTCCAAAGGCTTTTCACATTCTTTTTGATATGAAACTTTAGAACTGATTTGATTGATTTGTAGTGTCTTTTATCCATTGTATTTATTATATAGTTTTTTTATTCCATCAAAGCAAGTTGATATACAAGAGCCACAATTAGTACCAGGACTGTAATTAGTCATAAATATTGTATTGTACGTTTCTATCATACGTTTTTTAGCTTTTACATCTTTTGCCCTTCCTGTTTTTAAGTCCTTCCACATATCTAATATTTCATCTATAATCTCTTGAGGCAAATCATCTGGTGCTTCTATCTTAGTTGTCTTTTGCCATTTCTTTTGTCCACATTCCATCGGTGCAAGTCGTGCCTTAATTTTCATAAAGCAGCCGCAATCCTTACAGGTTCCCGTAGGCTTGAAATAATAAACACAAGACTTACAGATTGCTATCCTGTCTTCATAAACCTCATTAGGAACAAAGAACTTATTCATGTGTTCTTCTATCGTCTGGATGCCTAAAGCCAAACTGCATGAAAAAGCTGTCATTCTTTACAGGATCATACATCTTCATTTAATTCATTTTTTAATATTGTTCTTACTTTGTCTATTGTAGTGAATAAGCTGTTGCGACTTATTCTAGTTTTCTCTGCGAGTGAATCCAGTGTATTGCCTTCATAGTAATACAATTTAAATAATTCACGATCATACCAATTAAGCTTATCTAATTCAACATCGATAGCTTCTAACTTTTTTAATTGAGTATGGTTTATTTCTTCATTCGGTATGTTATAAATATTCTTGTTATTATCAAAGCTATATGCCATAGTATCATTACTATAAGTAAAACTACTATTGTAACAAGAGCTGTCAATACGTGTATAATACTTTTCATATTTATAATAAAAATTACTTCTGGTGCTTGTTAATGCTCTTCTTAATGCTACTGCTCCATATCTTGTTATCCCGTCTATTCCATCATTATCGTAGATCTTCTTGATCGTATCAGGATTCGCCTGAAGCAGATAAAGCATTAATTCTTGAACAGCTTCATTTATTTTATTTTCATCAGTTGTAATACCATAAGCCATAGTCCTAAACTTACTTGTTAGCTTTGATATTTCTAAATATATCTCAGTCATTTTTAGGCTCTATTGCATCAATCTTATCTACTGTATCTCTTAAAAGTTCATCTAACACCACCTTGTAAGCTCTAATAACTGCTGCATTGCCTTTTGTTTCTAATGCTGCAAAATAACCATTTGTTGCAACAGATACATTAATTGGAATAATCATAAGCCAATCAAAGAAGTTGCCTCTCTCTCGTGTTCCTGAACTATAATTATTATGGTATTCAAGTATCAAGTCTATAACTTCTAAGTAGTTCTTGTATCTTATCTTTGTGCTTGTTTCTTTTACAAAATCTTTACACATTAGCAAGTAAGTTTCTATTGCCTGCCTGTGTTCTTGATTAGCATAAATCGTTTGTTGCATACGCAAACTTAAAATAAAATGTTACTCAATTCCTTTTTCTTTTTTTATCTTTTCAACAGCATCCTTGTAATAACCTATTTTATCTTCATAATCTACTCTAGTAACTTTAAGTATTATTTTTGATAAAAATTGCAGCTCTTCAGCTTTTCCTTCTCCATACTTTGCATCTAAATTTAAAGCAAACTTATACTGTTCTCCCTGCCTAAACATATTACACGCAACGCATTGCGGCTGACAATTTTCTTCATCAAATCTTGTAGATAATAAACTTCTCGATTGGAAGTGTCCGTTTTGCATACCTCTATTATATGGCTTAACGCATCCGCAAGTGAAGCATTGTACGAGTCCTTCATCAGTTGCATCTCTTAGGCGAATGTACAGGCTAAACCATTTATCAAGTTCTTTTTTAAGTTTGCTAATTGTTTTCATAGTCCACAATATCCACTATCACACTCATCAAAGTCATCAAAAGATAATTCTGATTGTAATTTCCAATTTTTAATTTTCTCATAAGTAATATCATCAGTCATCTTAAATGTGTCATTTTTATATTTTCTATCCTTTTCTAAGTCAGCAAAAAACTGCATTTTGTTTTCATGTGTATCCCACATCTTTTTCAATAACACTTCATTTCTATGGAAGCACCCAACACAATTATTTATTTCAGCAAATCTCACAGGCTTATCTTTCCAATAATTTTCAATATCTATTTTCATTATTGGGTTTTTAATATTTATTAAAGGAAATACAGGCTTTTGATAATAGGTAGTTGCCCATTTATTTCTTCCATTTTTAGATTTTCCTACTATATGTTTAATTCCTAATAATCCATCTACAAGTTTTTTCTTTGTATTATTTGCTCTTCTCTGCTCATTAGATCTAAAACCAATCCTCATTTCTACAACTTCATTTATAGTTTTTTGCCACCATTCAAATATAGGATTCATTTTTAAATGTTCTGTACAATATCTTCTGATAGGGCTTGGTAAAACATTATTTTGTGGAAGACCAACTACATCTTCAAAAGCAAGACCTGTTACCCAATCAATCTTTTTACCTATGTATTGCTCTAAGTCAAGCATAGTATATATGATTGTGTCCATTTCTAAAGTACCAATAAACTCTTTGCCTATTCTATCACTAACAACTTGTCTTGTTTTCTTATCAGGGAATATACAGTTTTTATCATTAGTTCTAACTAAAGCAAATACATTATAGTCAGCAGGGTAATTTGCTGCTATGTAGCTTGAAGTTTTACCTCC